GTGGGTTTTTAAATAGTTCAGACCACGGGCACACAGAATATCCTGAAAAGGTCGTATTTGGCAATAATGTAATCGTATCCAACCTAATAGGTCGAGCTAAGAAATTGTTGAGTGTTACTTGGCCCTCATCCATAATTTCATAGGTTGGATCACAATTACAAGGTATAACAGTTGTAACATCTGACTTATCAGTGAATTGCATTGTTTCATTTTGCATATGTGGTTCTAGATCAACAGTTGTTTTAGCCAACTGGTCGCATTTGGGCTCAAGTACATTCTGAGCTGATTGTTCAATTTGTGTAGGAATAAATTTTCGCTTTAGTTCGTTTCCCAAGGAACTAGTCGAGATTGTCAAGCTTTGTGCATTCCTGACAGGGTTTTTGACGAACTTCCCCTGTGGTAAATCAGCTAATTGTGCGTCCAAATCCAGTTGCAATAGTTCTTTATATCTATCTAATTGTTCCAAAGATAGATAAAAAAAATTATTATTAAAAGATCTAGGTTTGTACTGCGACGCATCATGTACAAACCGATCATAAAGTTGATCAAATCCAGTCTCGGCTACTCTCATAAAATCAAAAATACTTGTCAATCCATAGGTATCTTTAATTTGATCAAAATACGAAAGCAGTAATATTGAGCACGCATCAAACTGCTCTTTTGGATGATAAGATAATTCTCTCAAATATGTAACAAAATTCTGACTAAGTGTTTCAAGAAATGTAGAGGTTGATTTCCGAGGAGCTTTATAAAAATGCAACATTTTGCCTAACGATGCATATTCCAAAGGTGCTGCTATTCGTATCTTTTGTGATCTTTGCAAGTCTTCTCTAAAATATCTTTTAAGAAATGTAACAGTATCAATTGAATCGTAATCCACAGAAGAATGAACTTCCTTGAATGCATTGGTATACGTAACTCCAATGGTTTTCAAACAAGCCGAAATGTTGTTATATGTAAATAAATCAAATCCAACTTTTACACTTTTAATATCATCATCACCGAAAGTCAATAATTTGACCCAATCATTGAAGGGTAAATCTGTCATCATATACCATGCGTACCTGTTATAAATCATGTTCGCAATAGAATTAATGATGACTGTTAAAGCGTGACCTGAAGGGTTTGATCCCAAAACACGAATAAAAATACCATCGTATTCATATATGGGATTGCATATTTCCTCTGCAATTATCTTCATAATTTGTAAATCCTCTGCACTGTACCCAGCATGTTGAGCCAAAGTGAGGAGTATACTGAAAGCTGCTTTCATCACCCAATAAGGCATTGTCTTATCAAATTTCTTGTAATCTCCTGCTATAATTCGATGTTTCAATGCATCCTCACCTTGAATTAAAGTATCATACAATTTTGTCCAGTCTGATCCGAAAGGATTAATACCAACAGCTATCTCCATATCTGCCCAGTTCAAATAAATGAATCGTACCAAAGGGCAAAAATACTTCCTCACCAAGACTGTAAAACTGGCATCACAACAAGCAAATACACGAATCTTCATATCTTCATGATTCTCCTTAATTTTTACTGGTTCATCTTTCAACGAGGCTCTAAATACTGCATTAACCCTATGATTGGATTTCATTTTAGTGTGTAACCGTACAATCTCACTTTTAACAAAATCATTAAATTCCAGTTTATAGGACCTGTGTGCATCCGGTTCAACTTCATGCATAAAATTTTTCTTAGCTTTGTTAAGAGGCCAGCCCATGGACGTTGAATGATCCAGCCTTGTAATGCCCTCTGTTCCATCCGATCCATTAATTGCCACATCTAACGAATAAGGTAATGTCTCCTTTTTAATAAGATCTGAGGATGCATCAAAGATGCCTTTATACTTCTCATTGATATCCCGAACACAATGATTAAGTATCTCCTTGGAAAAAGCAGGGGTTGGAGTTGTTATTTGAATTATATCCTTTTGCCATTGCTTGCCGATCTGAAGACCATATTTTGATCTGCTAATGGAATCAGGAATTGTGTACTCACATGGAATATTCATTACCTTTGTAATCAAATCTGACGTAGGATTCTGCTGAATGGAAGTACGAAATTTGACACTACCAAGCTCATGAGTACCTAAATATTCAACTTCGCATTTTTTTGGACTTAAAATGTTAAGACAGTGTCGCCCTGGAATATCGTCTATCAACCTATGTTCAATCCCATAAGCACCAGTGGGAAATTCTGCAAATTGCATATTCAAACGTTCTGGAAGTGCACCCTCGATCAATTGGAGATCAATAAATGACGCAGCGCCTGTAGTGTCTTTACCACTCAAATGAAATCCCACAAGAGCAAAATCTTTATCATCTAAAAATACGGGTGACATACAATCACCGCACTTAGTGTCCCTGGGACCACAAGTAGTATAGGAAAAACCAAAATAATTTTGCATTTCATGAGGATATCTAGGTTCCCAACAATCCGCATCAGCAGTGCCTAGAGAACAATAATGATTTCGAGTCCCGTACCGTTTATGTGCTAATTTCTCATCAATAATTTTGCCTCTTATTTGTTCATCTGCTGTCTGAATAAGAACATTTCTATCTATTAAGATATCTGTACTGTCCAATTGTTTGGCAATCTTAAGTCCATCCCGTTGCTGTCCTAAACTAGGAATTGGAATAATCATTAAATCTGTTTTCTCTCCAAAATTCAATTTATGTTCATCCACGAAGTGTATAATGTCTTCTGCTTTCACTTTACAATAATGAGTACCAGGTCGTCCATTAATGTTCTCTATTGTAAATTCAAAAATTCTTCGATCTACGACACTATTGGATCCTCTCTGCTTACTGACAGATATATCATAGTCAGTTATTTCAGTTCGGACTGGATGCTGTTGCGAATCCATATGAACAACTTCGACACATTTAGTGTCAAGAAAATGTCTCGGCAACATCCAATAATGTCCACCTATAGAGAACATATTAATGCGTCTTGTTAATTGAAGATCATTATCAACGTGATCTAAGATTACTTCACGTGGTCTACAATTAAATCCCTCATAATGCTCCCATTCCCTGGCCTTGGCTTGCTTGATTTTCCATGTTAAGGTTCCAGAACAAGATCGTGCATAGTCCATTTTAATTTCTTTGGTGGAAGTTTTAATGTTCTCTGGATAATTGAGATTGACTTTTGGAAATAATTTAAATTTCGTCTCGGTTATTGGGGTTGGATCAACACCATCGATTAGTGTATTGGAATTTGAATTCAATTCTTGCAAATTCATAAGAGAATCTAATGTGTTACGTACTTTATTCATCTTCTTCCAAATCTGCCACGCTGCAATCCCAACACCAATCATACTAAGACCTAATACCGATACTCTAAAACTATGAATAGCCCACATTTTCCTCAAACTAAATTCAGAATAAATCTCAACTGCGGCTTTGTATCGTGTCTGAACAAATTGGTGAAACAGAACTTGTTTTTCTAAACTCCACTGATTAATCCTATCGTAATATTTTGATATCTCAAACCAAGAAGGATCATTGGATTTGTCAAATCTGTTAACATTGTAATGACAAGTTTCGGGACAATGAGACATTAAATGTTGTACAACAGTTTCTTCTTTTCCAAATAAGAGTCCATCAGTTTTATCTACTTGTTCAATGATTTCTTCAAATTCTGCAAACATAACTCGCCTATCGTTATGGAGTCTCAATTCGTTATCAAAAGTATCTACGACTTCATTAGCTCTCTGGATAGAATTTATCTGGCTATCATCCAACGCTTTTTTAAGTCTTTTTAACTTATGATTTAACTCCATACTTCTTTTTTTCCATCTAGCGCTGTGAGCTGGGTTCTCTTCTCCTGAATGTTTATCAAGGTCTTCAGAATTATGAGGGGGAATCAAAGAATTAGCAGTAATATGGTGTTCCAATTTATTTAATAGAGAATCTAAA